AATATACCACTCTTCATCCTTAAAATTTGTAGTATCTGTCTCAATCTCATAGATACCTATCGCCTCTTTCTCTGACTTGGTCCACTTGCTAAATATATCAGCTGGATATTGGTTGCCATTTAATTCAAAACCTTTAGGGTTTGAAAATATTCTTGTTATCGATCCTGATTCTACTAATGCGTACATATTATGATAATGTTAAATTTTGATTTCTACCAACCTCTAACCATTTAGATCCATTGTATCTAAATACGAATACATCTCCTTTGGCAGCTGTTGTTGTTAATGTTGGAGCTGTATCTTCTGCAAATTCAAATACAGCATTCCATGTTAAAGTTCTCGAACCTGTTCCATCCTGTATGACAAGTATAGATATAAATTGACCAGTGGTATTATTGGTAGGAGCAGCCATTGTTCTGTTTGCACCTAGAGTTAATTTACATACATCTTGTGTTGAGGCATCCCAAGTAACTGTTGCTTGATCTGTTAACGTGGATTCAGAATAATTTAATTTAGCAGACGTGATTAGATCGTCAGCTATATCCGAAGCTGTTAGCGCTACAGTATTTGGTTCCTGTCCAATATAAGACATCTTACGTTATCTCCATTATGGAAAGTGTTCCTGATAGTTTATCTGCCACAGAACAATCTATTTTTATCTCGTCTGTTGCCTCCAAAACTACTTTACCACCTGATAATAATTCAAGTGAACTTCCTGCGGGAATATTTACATCCTTGACAAGAAATGATGTACCGTTTGCAACATTGTTAGCACCACCTCTGCTACCTGTATCACTGACTAATTCTACCTCTGCAGTAACCGCAGATGTATGAATATTAGTAAGTATCAGACCTAGAACAACTGTGGTAGTCGATCCTGCAACCGTATACATTTTATAAGGAGTGCCTGCCGATGCAGGTTCTGCTGCGAAAGTCACTACCTTGAACGTGTTAGCCATATTTTATCTCCTTTTTCTTTTTATATATTATCCTAAAGCAATTGCAAGAGCTGTTGGATCATCTATATTTGCACTAACCAAAGTTACAACTCTAGATAATGCTGCTTTTCTATTTGTACCACCAGCACCGTCATCAACGATAATTAAATCTGATGTGGTTAAATCTGCACCAATATCTGTTCCACCATCAATATCTATATCTACTAAATCTACACCACCATCTGGAAAAACTGGGTTTTGAGAAAAAGTTACAACTCCATTTGCTGCAATAGTAATAGCATCTGCATCTGAAGCAGAACCGATTGTTCCACCGTCTTTGATTAAAATATCATCAGCAAAAGTAACAATACCAGAACTATCACCAGAAATCCAAGTTGTGGTTGTTGAACCATCATTACCAGCAATTTTTAATTGTCTATCACCACTAGCTGAACCAGCATCAACACCACCAATGATTACATTACCAGCACCAGAAGTAATATTATCACCAGATTCAAAACCGATTCCAATATTTCTAGTGCCAGAGACAGACTTTAGTGCATAAGAACCTACACCAATATTTTTTGTAGATGATGCTTGTTGACCAGCTCTAAAACCAACTAACACATTATCAGTTCCTTGATTTTGACTACCAGCATCAACTCCAACTGCTACACCTTGAGTTGCAGTTGTGGTTTGTCCAAAAGCATTATGACCAATTGCAACATTATTATCACCAGAAGTTATAGCATCTAAAGCTGTTAAACCAACTGCTGTATTATTTTCAGCACTAGATAAAGTTCCAGTTGTTGCATGACCAACTAATAAACTACCAGTAAAATTTGTTCCGCCAATTTTTCCAGCTATTAAATCTCCAGTAATATCTGGTAAAGTGTGAACTGCACTACTTCCGACCGAATGTGGTTGTGGTTGTATTTTCTGGCCATGTGAATTACTTTCACAATTAAGAACCAAAGCACCTTGATTAGTGTTACCTTTAATTACAACTGTTCCTGTGCCGTTAGGTGCTAATTCAATATTTGCATTTGATGTGGTTACGATATCTTGACCATTCATATCAAGATCACCCCCTAATTGTGGTGAAGTATCTTCTACAACATTTGATATCGCACCTGATGTAGCAAGTCCTGATACGACAGCTGATCGTGCAATTTTTTTAAGACCACCACCTGAGGTATCTATTGCTAAGAATACATCATCGTTAGCAACCGTAGATATCTCTGATAATGAACCTACTGCGATTGAGTTAAAGTTTGTACCATCTGCAACTAAAATATTACCTGCAGTGTTTGTACCCATGGTAATGTCATCACCAGCAACTGTAAGATCTCCTGTTATACTTAGATTTCTAAATCCAGATATATCCTTGTTTGAATCTACGATAACAGCTAAAGATGCAGAAACGGTTCCAGCGGTGATACCATCAACCAAGTTTAACTCTGCTGCTGTAGATGTTACACCGTCAAGTATATTTAATTCTGCTGCTGTAGATGTAACTCCATCTAAAATATTAAGTTCTGCTGCAGTAGATGTAACTCCATCTAAAATATTAAGCTCTGCTGCAGTAGAAGTAACAGCTGTGCTACCTAGGGTAAGACCACCATCTGGTATGACCACACCGCTTCCCGATAGAGCTGTAAAGGTATTTGCTGTAAATCTAAAATCATCTGCTCCTGCTATTTTAATATCTATCTGGTCATCAGTATCAGCTGTAAGAGTAGTATCTCCATCCGCATCTAAAACTAATTCTCGACCTTCTATATCAAGTGATCCACCAAAACCTGCATCAACAAGATTTGTTCCATCTGAATAAACTAATCTTGTAGTTTTTTCTGATACACCAAAAGTAATACCAGTTCCTGATGCTGTTTTAAATTGTACAGTGTGTGCACCTGATGTGCCGTTTGTTACTATGTAAACTTTTTCTATGGAATCTGGAACGGTTACGATCTGATTACCTGTGATAGTTCCCGTTAATTTTATGACAGCATGACGAGCTATTGAATCTGATTCTGTTGTTGTCCCATCGGTGATAGATAATGCACTTGTCTGAGCACCACCAGCTATGGATTTTTCCACATAACCAGCGATTGCTTTTTCTATGATTTGTAAGTTGGTATTAGTTTTTGTCCCCCATGTACCGGAATTCTCTCCGGTTGCCATTAGTTCTATACCAAGATCTGAAAATGTTGATGCCATAATTTAATTCCTTTACGGTGTTGGAGAGTTGACTTGTATTCTAGCAGTGCCATCAGCATAGTCATCTCTTTTTCTACTACCTAATTGTTCTCCTCCAAATCTCTCGATTTCTTGTTTATATTTTTGTTCATACAATTGCAGCATGTCAGCTGGACCTTTTAGAAACGCATATGTTTCTGCGAGACAACAGTATAACAGACCATTTGGAAAATTCAAACTAATGTAACTGGTCTCATTACTGCTAGCCTCTAATTTATCTGGTATACGATTGAAATGAATCTGATATTCATAAGTCGTATCTGGTACAGGGGATAGTAATATAGATCCAGATGTGGAAGCACCATTACCTGTCGCTCCACCTTTCATCGCATAATACTTTGGTTTTCCCGTGCTTGTGTTAGCTGACACATATTCCTCTAAAAATGTAAGATCTTTTTTCTCTAACCAGACATTTGATCCTGTGGTAACAGATGTGGAATCATAAACCTGCACACCTCTGATAACCAGTGCTCCTGCAGGAACATTAACAAAATCTTGATCTGCTACCAGATTACCTGTTGTCGATGATCTATAGGCATCTAGAGGCAAATCTCTGTAGATTCTATATTCCGCATTTAAAACTATATTTTCGATAACGCTGTCAGATAATACGGTAGAACTGACCTCTGTGTAACTTCTTATCTGTGTTCTTAGATCTGAAAAACTTATTCCTGACATATTATGCGCTCAATGTTGCTGGACCAGCCGAACAACTATTGCCTCCTCCTGATATACCACCTGTTGTAGCAGTATTTGTGTCTACAGTAAAGTGATAGAAATTTTCTGTGTTGCTTATGTTACCGCTAGCGTCTCTCTTGCCAACCGTGATAGAGTATCCTGCGGCTTTTGCTATATTTGATCCTGAGATACCATCAAAATCTTTTGGGTTGTTGAAGGCATCTGGATCTGATGTTGTATAGATGGGTCCTCTAAATCTCACAGTATCGTTTGTTGATCTACCATGAGATTTCTCAAATACATTTATTATTCCTGAAGATGCTGCAATCGTTTGAAAAGGATCAGGTCCCAGGGGTCTGGCTACCTCACTTTCTTCTCTATCAGGTCTTGCATCAAATAAACCTTGTGCATCTCCTGATCTAGATCTTAATTCTAATTGAGGGTGTTTGGGTTCAAATTCTGATTTATGAACCAAGTGACCATTCCATTCTCTCACCATCTCGTTATAAGGAAACTCTAACCCTGACCTATCTGATATTGCTTTTGCGTATTTTCCTCTTGCTTGTGCCATTAAGTTCCTGGGTAATAAGTTTTAGGAGTTATAAAAGTGCTTGAAGAAGATCCATCCTCTGCAAGTGCTCTTGCTAGTTCATCTTCATAATATAACTTCATTGTTTGTGTAATTTGTGGATTAAATTTTTGTGATAGATAAAAAGCTAATCCTGATACCATACAAGGTACAAATCTGTACGGAACATCTGTTGCATCTGTATAAGTTGAATCAACATCTTGTATTCTTTTAACAAAAAATATGTGCATGTCTTTAGATGCAGCTGAAGAATCAGGACATGGATAGACAGTTACTGTTGTCTTATCTACAAATCTTTGAACAAAATATTGAGAGGGAGTTCCTTTAGATAATTTTGCAGATAAACTAGAATAAGTTGA